TAAATCGATTTGTTGTTGATTCATAGGGATATTTACGCTGTGGCGGCACCCTATTTTACATTTTCGCTAAATACTTGTCAACACAATACGGTGTTTTATGCGGCGATTAACCCCACCGCGTAGTGCCTAGAACGCACATTGGGCTTCTATAAGGAGAAATCAAATGGGAAGAGCTCTTAAAATACAAAAAACAAACATTGGTGCAGGAACAACAGTTGCTGGATCTAATCCAGTTGTTACAACATACAATCAAAACGTCTTGACAGACGCTGGTTATCCAAACTTTGGATCATTAACTGATCCAGTGTACAACACACCAGTTCAAACATTGGATAGCACACAGTATCTTGGTGTGGTAGGTGGATCGCCTGCTACTAGTACTGCAAGTGCAACCAATCCAGAAATTTCTGCGTTAGTTAACATTTTACTTGTTGACGGATCAGATTCACAAACCGTTACAAGTTCATACACAGGTCGTATCATACGCCAAAAAGGTAGTCACAAGTTTTTGGTTGCCGCAACTGGTGCAACTATTGCTGACGAAGATATGCTTGTTGGTCAAGCATATCAAATTGCCGTTCTTGGAACAACAAATTGGCAAGCATGTGGTGCTCCTAACGGTGCCGCAGTCGGCGATGTGTTTACTTGTACAGCAGATGCTGGCGCAGGTACTGGTACAGTCTATGCAGTTGGACAATGTGTGTTATCAAACACAGCCACTCCGGCCGCTGGCTACATGAGTATTTCTTACTCAGTGGGCGACAGTTCTGCTGTGTATGCCAGTTACATTACCAACAAGTGGGTACGTGACTGGAACGGTATGACTTATGGCAACTATAGCAACAGCAACCTTGGAGTTAACGTTCAATCCAATGAAAACTTTTACCCAACCAACTTCTTTACTGATGAAGGTAACGTCACATGGTCTGGCGCAGAAGTTATTGCAGGTGCACAGTCACAAAACGGCACATTGCAATTGGCACAAGTAGACAGCGTTACAAGTTAATTTGTAACCCCCAACAATCCTCCCGGATACATACTGGGGGGATTTTTTTATGACCGCGGCATTTGTATTGGGTAACGGTGTGAGCCGACAAGCAGTAGATTTAACAGTGTTAAAAACACTAGGAACCATCTACGGGTGTAATGCTATCTATCGTGAGTTTGTGCCGGACGTACTAATCAGCACAGACACGCCCATCAGTGAGAGAATACAACAAGAAGGCTATAGTCAAACTCATGTTCATTACACACGTAAACCCTTGCCAGATTCTGGTGCAAGACGTATAGCACAAAAATACTTTGGCTACAGTTCTGGACCTGTAGCGGTATCACAAGCCGCAATTGATGGGGCAACGGCTATATATCTAATAGGATTTGACCTAGGTCCCACACGCACTGGCAGATTTAACAACTGCTATGCTGACACAGAATTTTATAAAAAAAGTTCGGCCAATCCTACTTTTACAGGAAATTGGGTTAGGCAGTTACAAACCATAATGAAAGACTATCCCCGGACTAGTTTCTTTAGAATAACGGGTGACACCACAGCGGAAATACGTGACCTGTTGGGCGTGGCAAATTTGACACACATGCCTATGATAGAGTTTCAAAATCGTATTGCAACCAAGGAAATTTAGCCAAAAACCTAGACACTGCTCTCTAGATAAATATCACAAGAGGATATGGTTTACCTATGACGCAACAGATAATAGATGTGGGGGCAGCGGCCAATGATGGCACAGGCGAGCCCTTACGCCAGGCGTTTACCGCAGTAAATGATAATTTTACAGAGATTTGGACTGCTGGCCCAGTTGGTAGCCAAGTAAAAATCTCTGGGAATGTAATCACAACCACAGTTACAAATCTAGGGTTGACTCTAGCCGGTAACGGCATCGGTAACATACAGGCCAACAGCACTATTGTTCCCGGCACGGCTGGTGTTTATGATATTGGTGCTCCAGATAGAACCTTTCAATATATCTATGGCGATTATCTTGTTGGTAATGGCGCATTAATTACTGGAATTGTTGCCAACACCACATACAACAATTCTAATGTAGCGGCTTTTTTACCTACTTATACAGGCAATTTAGTCAGTCTAACTGGCCCAGTTAGAACCACGGCCAATGTCACAGCCGGCAATTTTATAACCGGTGGATTTTTAAGTGCTACTGGTAACATCACCGGCGGTAACATCACCGGCAATAATTTAATCAGTTCAGGTTATATTTCTGCTGTTGGTAACATAACCACTGCTGGTAACATTTCTGGAAATTATTTACTTGGCAATGGCGCATTTATAACTGGCATCACAGCAACAAATATTGCAGCCGCGGCATTAACTGGAACTACATTAAGTTCTAATGTATTGTATTCAAGTTTAAAAGTTGTAGATGATTTGTTGTATTTAGATGTAATTGGAAACATTACAACTCAAGGTAGGTTCATTGGATCGGGCGCTGGATTAACCAACATACCGGCTGCCAATATCACTGGACAAGTTGCTAACGCTTTGACAGCAGGCACAGTCTACACCAATGCACAACCAAATATTACTTCAGTTGGTACACTAACATCGTTGACTGCAACTGGTAATATCGCTGGCAATTATTTTATTGGTAATGGTGCATTACTAACTGGTATATCAACTTCGGGCGTAAATGCCAACGCATTGGTTGGTGACGTACTAAGTTCTAATGTACTGTATTCAAGTTTACAAATTGTTGGCAATTTGGTTTATGTCAATGTTGATGGTAATGTAACCACAACTGGTAGATTCATTGGATCAGGTGCTGGCCTAACAAACATACCAGGCGCCAATGTGGCAGGGGCTGTGGCCAATGCTACTTATGCTGTCACAGCAGGAACTGCATATTCAGTTGCAGGTGCCAATGTCACAGGCACAGTGGCCAATGCCATCTACGCAACCACCTCTGGTAGTGCTACTAATGCTAACACGGCTAATACTGCCACTTATGCTAATACAGCAAATGCCGTGGCTGGTGCAAATGTATCTGGCACGGTGGCCAATGCTACCTATGCCACTAACGCTGGTAGTGCCACCACGGCAACAACCGCCACTACCGCAGGTACAGTAACTACTGCCGCACAACCTAATATAACTTCGGTTGGTACCTTGACATCAATTGCGGTGTCGGGCAATGCCACCGCAGGAAATGTATTAACTGGTGGTAAAATCAGTGCTGTTGGAAATATAACTGGCAATTATTTCATTGGTAATGGTAGTCAGTTAACTGGAGTATCTGCATCAAATGTTAATGCCAACGCATTGGTTGGTGATGTACTAAGTTCTAATGTACTGTATTCAAGTTTAAAAGTTGTAGATGATCTACTATATTTAGATGTTGTTGGTAATATCACAACCACTGATAGATTCATTGGATCAGGGGCTGGCCTAACCAATATACCAGGTGGAAATATCACCGGTACTGTGGCCAATGCCACTTACGCAACCACCGCTGGTAGTGCTACCACAGCCACCTATGCTAACACAGCAAACATCGTGGCTGGCGCCAATGTCACAGGCACAGTGGCCAATGCCACCTATGCAACCACTGCTGGATCAGCAACCACTGCTGGCACAGTAACCACAGCCGCACAACCTAATATTACTTCAGTTGGCACATTAACTTCGGTTGCTGTCACTGGCAATGCTACTGGTGGTAATTTATTGACTACTGGTCAAGTAAGTGCAACTGGTAATATCACAGGCAATTACTTTGTTGGTAACGGTCGTCAATTGACTGGAATTCTAGCAACTGAAGTTGGTGTACTAGCAAATTTAAGTGTAATTGGAAATACTCAAACTGGCAATTTACTCACAGGCGGATTGATCAGTGCCGTAGGAAACATCAAGACCACTGGTAACGTTAGTGGCAATTACTTTATTGGTAATGGTAGTCAACTGACAGGTATCACAGTATCAGCAGGTACTGCAATTGTAAACGGCAACAGTAATGTCACAGTTAATGCAAACGGTAATATAACAATTAGTTCAGCCGGTTTTAGCAATGTTGCTGTGTTTGCTAATACTGGTGTCTATGTTGATGGATTAGTATCGTCGACTGGTAACATTGCCGGCAATTACTTATTAGGTAACGGCGCATTTATAACTGGATTGCCGGCAGGGTACAGTAATGCTGATGTAGCCAACTATCTACCAACATATTCTGGTAACCTAGTTAGTCTAACTGGACCAGTTACAACAACGTCAAACATAACAGGCGGCAATGTTTTAACAGGTGGATCGATCAGTGCCGTAGGCAATGTAAGCGGTAACTATATTCTTGGTAACGGTGCACTATTAACCGGCGTTATTACAAGCGTTGCTAATATTAATAATGGCACAAGTAATGTTACCGTTGTGAGTTCAGGGGGCAACGTTACTGTTGGAGTTGCTGGCACAAGCAATGTGGCAGTATTTGCCGCAACTGGTGAATATGTTACAGGTGTTATAAGTGCAAGTGGTAATGTCACTGGCGGTAACGTTTTAACTGCCGGTCTTATATCAGCCACATCAACTATTACCAGTGCAGCCAATATCATTGGTAGTAACATCTTAACTGGTGGGCTAATATCAGCAACAGGCAACATCCAAGGCAATGTGTTTATTGGCAATGGTGCCGGGTTAACAAATTTATCTGGTGCCAACGTAACTGGCACTGTGGCCAATGCTACGTATGCTGATTTAGCAGGAACGGTAACAAACAACGCACAAGCCAATATTACAAGTGTTGGTATATTAACAAGTTTAAGTGTTAGCGGCAATACCACAACTGGTAATTTACTTACTGGTGGTTTAATAAGTGCTACGTCAACAATAACATCAGCGGCAAATATTACTGGTGGTAACATTTTAACCGCTGGACTAATCAGCGCCACATCAACAATAACATCAGCGGCAAATATTACTGGTGGCAATGTTTTAACAGGTGGATTAATTTCAGCAACTGGTAATGTCACTGGCGGCAATGTTAACACAAACAATATCTTTGGAACCGCTTTAACAATTACCAGTACTGGTGCATTAAACTTAGCACCTACTGGTAATATTACCGCTAACAGTAAAAATATTACTGGACTAGCAGATCCTGTTGCAGATCAAGATGCCGCGACCAAAGCCTATGTTGATAGTATAGCACAAGGACTTGACCCCAAAGCATCTGTTTCATTGGCCACAGCCACCGCACTACCTGCTTATACCTACGACAACGGAACTGCTGGAGTCGGTGCAACTATAACCGGATCTTCGTCGGGCTTACTAACTATTGACGGAACTGCACCCACAGTTGGTGATAGAGTATTGATCAAGAACGAAACTGGCGGCAATGCCCCATACAACGGCATCTATGTTGTTACTACCAACGATGTGGGATCTCCATATGTATTGACTCGTGCCACTGACATGAACCAATCATCAGAGGTTCCTGGTGCATTTACTTTTGTTGAGTTAGGCACAGTCAACGCTGATTCTGGATATGTGTGTACTACTAATGCGCCGGTTGTAATTGGTACAACAAATATTGTTTGGACACAGTTCTCTAGTGCAGGCAGTTATACCGCCAATACCAGTGCTGGTTTAAATTTAATAGGCTCCCAATTCAACGCCAAGATTGATGACAACACCACTGCATTTGATGGGTCGGGCAATATTATTGTCAAAGCCGGTGCCAATCTCACAACACCAAACATTGGAGCCGCAACTGGTACAAGTTTAAGTGCAACTGGAAATGTCAACGGTGGAAATGTCAACACAAGCGGCCTAGTAAGTGCTACTGGTAACATCACTGGTGGTAATATATTAACTGCTGGCGCAGTAAGTGCTACTGGTAATGTCTTGGGTAATTTCTTCATTGGTAACGGTAGTCAACTCACTGGAGTTATTGCGTCCGGTGGTCAAGGTAACACAATTACACTAGGTACACCGACGGATGGAAATCTAACTGGCAACACCGTTGCCTACACAGGATGGACCACAAGTACTTTTGTTACAGATGGTCTAGATGATCTAAACCAAGTGGCTTTCAATCTTGGTGCAAATACATTTGTGGGCAATGCCTATATCACCGCCAACACCAATGCCAACATCAACGGACAGTATGCTGGTCCCAGCCCGTTGACCATAATATTTACCGGGCACTCTATTGGAAATCCCAACAGTTACTTGTGGCAATGGGGTGATGGCACAAGTAATGTTACCACAGCCAATGCCACGCATACTTTTAGCAATGTGCAGGGCGGCACATTTACTACATCTTACACAGTATACAATTCCAATGGAACTTATGGTGGTAATGCCACCGCCGGTGCCAAAGGATCAGTTAGCACAGCCACAGCGACCATATTGTTGTATACACCTCAGCCAATACCGGCAATCACTCTAAGCAACAACAGTTTCGATACTGGCACAACTATCACTATCACCAATGCCAGTACCTATACAGTTTGGTATGACTTGAGTTTTGGTGACGGCACAGCCAATTTTATTGCTGGCCCAGGTTACGCCAACACAACATTTACCACAGTAAATCATCAATACAATGCATCTGCTGCCAACACAGATAGTTTCTACCAAGCCATACTTACTGGTACCAGTAACACAGCCGGCGCCAGTAATGTAAGTGTAACTTCCGCTGCCAGCAATGTCAAAGTCTATGCATCTCAAGCCAGCAATGTGTTGGTCACGGCTAATCGAGCCAACGTGATCAACAACTCTGGTACAATTAGTTTCCGCAACGATTCAAATGGACATCCAGGCAACACATCGACCTTTGGCGCACAACAGTATTACTATTTCAATTACGGCGACGGCAATGTCAGCAATGTTGTTATTGCAACTGGCACTGCTGGCAACCCTGGAGCAGCCAATGTTACTAACTTATTCGCACTGAGTGCGGCCAATCAAGCAGGTAATATCTATCAACAGTTCACAGCCAACTTATACTTGTATACTGGTTTCAGTACCAGTCCGTTCAAGAGTAGCAATATCACCATCACAGTTGAACCACAAACTGTGGCCAACTTTGTTGGAACCACAGCCAACGTCACGACCAATGCCACAGCCAACACAGGCAATGCCAGAGTAGGTTACTTGTTTACTGATTACAACAGTTCAAATCGGTCTACCTTTACATTCCAAAATACAAGCCAAAATAGCAACTTGGCTAATTGGACTTGGGGCGACAGTACTTTTAGCAATGGTGTATCAAATGTGGGCAACACACTTCATACCTACAACAGTACCGGTGCTTTCACAGTATCACTACAGGCTAATGGTACTCCCAACGGTATTACGAGCACAGCACAGAGTAATACACTAAGCCAAACAGGTTATATCTTTATTGCGGCCAATCCCACAGCACCCACAAATCTTAGTGGATTTGCCAACTTGGCCATTGCCAACGCCAGCCAATTTACTAATGCACCGTTGTTGGCCGCAGGTGCTACAGATGCCACAGGTGGTAACATTCCAGCCAATGGTACTAGTGTCACACGTTTTGCAACAACCACAACTATTGCTACTGCTGGCAACGTTATAAACGCCAACACTGGAATAAGTTCGGCCCAAGTATCTGCTAACTTGTTTGCTTATGTTAACAATGCCAATGCTGGTAATGTTTCATTCAGCAATGTAAGTAACACCGTTGGAACTTCGGGTGCTTTGGTAGTCTCAGCTGATCAAGACCTCCACGTGGCCAATGCCGCAGTACCTAGTTACTTCTACAAAGTGTTCAGTGCCAACATAAGTTGTGCTCTAAGCAGTTTAAGCACTGGATACAACAATTACAAATTAGTAAACTCAGTAACGGGCAACACAAACTATGTGGGATTTGTCAAAGACAATTTGAATTCAGCACCGACGCTGACCACCAGTGGCGCCACAGTGACCAGTAATGTCACAGGAACTTATAATTATATTTCAGGTATTCCATACTATGGCGGCGGTGGCGCCCCAGCAGTGGCATTGGCAAACGTACAGGTAAGCAATCTTGCCGGACAGACTTATACCAGCACCAACCCATTTGTGGTAGCATCGGGCACCAATCAAGAAGGGTCAGGAAGTGTAATTTCAGCACAAACCTATACACTGACACAGATTGATGGCTCTCCAACCATGCTCACTGGCTCTAACGTCAAGGCCAACACTGGTGTTGCATCAGCATATACATTAGGAACAACTGTAGTATTGATCAATGGTGCAGTCAACGCTGTGGCAAACTTAAAAGCCAACATACTCAACGTGATAGGCACCAGCAGTGATTCACAAATACCAACCTACATACAGGTAAACGGTACAGCCAACACCGGAGTACAAGAAGCCAATATCTCAATTGCGCCAACCGGTACCTATACTGATGCTGGCATCCGCGTAACTGGATTTGGAACAGCCAGCAACACCCCCACATTCTCATCCAGTACCAATTTTTATACAGCCAATGCCTGGGCAGGCAATATCACTGTGGCCGGAACCCAAGAGGCTGTGATACGTTACGGCAATTTAAAACACTATACCACAAACCTGTCCTCTAATTATTTGCCTGTTGGGCCAGATTTGAATACAGGACGTTCAGGAACACAGTATTTTACTTTTGCTTTCCGCCGCACTTTGTTACAAAACTTCAGCATTGCTATAACAGGCAACGTAGCAGGAGTATGGGCAACAATTCCAGGCACAAAATTGACCACAACAGTAAGCGGTAGTGGTCCAACCTCCACACTCAACGGCTGGTTGACTTGTTCTACCTTCTATGCAGGTTCGGGCACACCCGGGGCAAACACAGCCGCCGGTGGCAATGGATCTAATGGTATTGCTACAAACGCACAAAATCAAATTCCTGTAAACCAAGTAATTGCCAGTTCGTACAACCAAACATTTGGAGACGTAAGTACTAGTACATCTGGCAATCAAGGCAATAACATGTTGATTAGAATCGCGCTTGATCCTGGTCAGTATGTGACCGCAGTTTCGATAGGAACTTAATTGAGTAAAATATGGCTTCAGTAAACACACAAGTAGACTATCTCTTTAAGAAACTCGGATACGGAGTAGCCGAAACCTCGCCTCCTACGGCGTATACTCAAACAGGTAATATAATCACGGCAAACACAGCCACTGGTAAACAACCGTTTAACGAAAGTGTAGCAAGTCCGTTATTGATACCTGGTTCTGCAGTTTGGACTCAAGATGATAATATACCAGCCGTATCTCCCACAGCCACTAGTCCGGTAACTGGCAATACCTCGACGTTGACAGTTTATCAAGATAATTCTGGTGGAGGCAACAACTGGTCACCAACATTGACTTTGACTGCTGACTCTGGCGCTCCTATTAACTTGACCTGGCAAACAAGGTCACAGCCCGGTAACATAGACAGTTCACTATTGACCAATTGGATTCCTAGCCAGTACGGTGCCACTTACACAGTCAAAGCCTATGTTGCACCCTCAGGATGTACAACTCCGCAAACTGGTGGTACACAAATATTGCAAGCAGGATCTGGTATTAACGACGGTTGGTTCTTTGACTATCAGGCCGGTATTCTTAACTTCAACGGCAGTAATGTTCCTCCACAACTGGGTAACTTAACGTCAGCATCTGGCAACGTTGTGTACCTTAGCGGTGTTAGATACACAGGCTTACTTGGCGTTACAAACTTACCCAACATAAACATTACCGGTAACATAGGTGTTAGTGGCTACGTAAGTGCTGTTGGTAACATAACTGGTAATTATATTCTTGGTAACGGTGCGCTCCTGACTGGAGTTATTACCTCAGTTGCTAATATCAACAACGGCACAAGTAATGTAACCGTGGTTAGCTCTGGTGGCAACATCACTGTTGGTGTTGGGGGAACAGGTAATGTAGCAGTATTTTCTACCACAGGTGAGTATGTAACTGGCTTGATATCTGCAAGTGGTAACATTACTGGTGGCAACTTGATAACAGGCGGATTGGTAAGTGCTACAGGCACAATTACAAGTGCAGCCAATATTTCTGGTGGTAATGTCTTAACAGTTGGACTAGTTTCTGCAACAGGTAATGTTTACGGCAATGCTATACTGTCAAACAACTACTACTATGCTAATGGAACTCCGGTACCACCTGGCATTGTTTATACTGCCGCTGTATCACCACCTGGCGCCCCCAAAGTAACAGATCAATGGTACGATACTGCCAGTGATGTATTGTATGAATTTCTCAATGATGGAACAAGTACATATTGGGTAGACACCACTAGTCCTGCATTTGCTGGCGGTGTGGTAGCCAACGTGGCAATCTCTGGTACTTTGTTACCAGTGGCAAATGTCACCTATGATATTGGTACCAGCACTGCATATTTCCGCAATACTTACACACAGAATCTCTACACCAACAACAGATTACCTGCATACAACATGCCATTGGGTGCTGTAGTACAAACAGTAATGAGTTCAAGCCTAGGCGGAAGTACAACAAACAGCACTGGTTATGCTGACATCAGTTATGCAAACGTGACAATTACACCGTCCAGCGCAACCAGCAAAGTTTTAATTATAGCCACTGGTACCAGCGAATTTAGTGCTGTATCAGGGTTTGGCGTTACCTCCTATACTCAATTGGTCCGAGGTGCCAGTACAAGTTTGCAAGTTCAAAATACTGGAACATCGGGCACAGGCGGCACAGATGCAGGCGCAATTGGTGCAATATCTTACAGTTACTTGGACGCACCAGCAACCACAAGCCCTGTGACTTATAAATTACAGCAAAAAATATCTACTGCCAGCAGTACACTGACCAGTACAAATATTTGGTTGATAGCCATGGAGATTACCGCATCATGATAACATTATTTCATGCTATACAAAGTTTGGTACCGGGCGCAGAAGTCAGTGTGGGCTTGTACGATCAAAAAATAGAATGGCACAAGCCCGAAACGCCTCCAGTGACGCTGGAACAAATACAGGTAGAACAACAGCGATTGCAACAGGCTTATGACTGGAACGAGTACCAAAGAAATCGTGCTAGAGAGTATCCTACTATTCAAGAACAACTGGATGCTTTGTATCATGCCGGTGTTTTTCCTCCAGCAATGGCAGCCAGAATACGAGCAGTAAAAGCAAAATATCCACGCTACTCTCCAGATCATGCGCAAATTGGTGAACAGACAGCACCAAAAATGTCAGTGGAAGAGTGGTTGGCACAAGAAACAAAAATGACGACCGAACAGTGGTTGGCACAACAGCAACAATCATCCGCGCATATGACACGTGAACAATGGTTAGCATCACAATCGGATGTCAAAACAGTAATTCAAAGCACAGCATCAACAAACACTGTTACTCGGACTATGGAGGTACAAGAGTGGCTTGCCGCCGAAATAGATCAAAAAAATAATCAAATGATGACCCGAGAACAGTGGTTAGAACAACAAAAAACACAAACAGAACCGCGTCAAATGACCCGGGAAGAATGGCTTGCACAGCAAGCAAACGTAGGAAATTAGTATAAAAATGCCCGAGATAAAAACTTTTAATCTAGCATAAGTAGTGTATAAGACCAACAGGAGAAATTATGGCCTTCCCAGTATCACCCACAAATGGACAAGTAACAGTAGTAAATCAGGTATCGTACCAGTATTCTAGCGCAACCAATTCATGGACTAGAATTCTTTCTACAGCCAACGTAATCACCGCCAACACAATTGTGTCAAATGGCTTGATCAGTGCCACTGGTAATATGGCCACAGCGGGCTATTTCATTGGTGATGGTGGATTTATCAGCAACATCAGCGCCGGTGCAGTTACAGTCAGTAACATTGTTAACGGCACCAGTAACGTTACAATTGCCACATCTGGTGGTAATGCTACTGTCAGTATTGGTGGAACAAGCAATGTAGCAGTATTTGCCACAACAGGCGAATATATCACTGGTGTATTAAGTGCAAGTGGCACAATTACTGGCGGCAATTTAGCAACAAGCGGCACAGCAAGTGCCGCAGGAAATATCACTGGCGGCAACGTCTTAACTGGTGGATTGATAAGTGCTACAGGTACAGTAACCGGTTCAAGTTTGTTGGGTTCAGTGGCATCACTGACTGGCAACGTAACTGGCGGTAACTTGTTAACAGGTGGATTGATCAGTACTTCAGGTAATATCTATGGTGGTAATTTACTGGTATCTAGCATTGAATCGGTAACAGGAAACATCCAGGGCGGCAACTTAATAACAGATGGATTGATAAGTGCCACAGGCACAATTACAGGTTCAAGTTTGTTGGGTTCAGTTGTATCTGTAACAGCAAATGTAACTGGCGGCAATGTATTAACTGGTGGCTTGATAAGTGCTACAAGCACAGTAACTGGTTCAAGTTTGTTGGGTTCAGTTGTATCTGTAACAGCAAATGTAACTGGTGGTAATGTTTTAACAGGTGGATTGATAAGTGCCACAGGCACAATTACAGGTTCAAGTTTGTTAGGTTCAGTTGTATCTGTAACAGCAAATGTAACTGGCGGCAATGTATTAACAGGTGGTTTAATCTCGGCCACGTCAAGTATTACCAGTGCTGCCAACATAACCGGTGGCAACGTTTTAACTGGTGGACTAGTATCAGCAACCGGCAACGTGTCCGGTAACTATATTTTAGGTAATGGTGCACTGTTAACTGGCGTTATCACAAGTGTGGCCAATATCAACAATGGCACATCAAACGTCACAGTAGTTAGTTCAGGTGGCAACATCACTGTTGGCGTGGGCGGAACAGGTAACGTAGCGGTGTTTGCCACCACAGGTGAATATGTAACTGGCTTGATATCTGCAAGTGGGAACGTTACCGGTGGTAACGTATTAACAGCAGGCCAGGTATCAGCAACTGGTAATGTTTATGGTGGGAACATACTCAATTCGGGTATAAGTTCGGTTACCGGCAATATCACAGGCGGCAACATATTGACAGGTGGCTTAATTTCAGCAACTTCGACAATCACAAGTGCCGCCAACATCACAGGTGGCAACTTACTAACAGGTGGATTGATATCAGCAACTGGCAATGTAACTGGCGGCAACGTGTCAACGGGTATTGTATCTGCAACTGGCAGCGTTTTTGCAGGTAGTGTCATGTCAGCAACTGGCAATGTAACTGGTGGTAACATCACAACTGCTGGTCAAGTAAGTGCCGCTGCCAACATAATCGGTGCCAACATATTAACAAACGGTATAGTATCTGCTACTAGCTATATTGTAACTAGTAATTATATCTTGGCTGGAACTAATATATCGGCTGCTGGTAATATTCTTGGTGGTAATGCATCAATTACTGGGCTTGTAACTGCTGGAGCAGTTAGCGCAACTGGCAACGTTGGCGGCGGTAATTTGCTTACAACCGGAGAAGTTAGTGCCACAGGCAACGTTACTGGTGGTAACATAACTACAGGTGGTTTGATAAGCGCCGCTGGCAACATAACTTCAGGTAGTGGATCGTACTTCATTGGTAATGGCTCACAACTGACAGGTGTTGCAGCCACAACTGCAACAGCACTGACCAATGGAACTACTAACCTTACAACAACATTAAATGGCAATGCTAATTTAACTATTGCTGGCACACCAAACGTTGTTGTTTGGGCCACAACTGGTCAATATGTGACTGGTGTAATTTCGGCCAATGGTAACGTAACCAGTGGCAATGTATTGACAGGTGGCTTAATTTCAGCAACTTCGACAATCACAAGTGCTGCCAATATCACTGGCGGCAATATACTCACAGGTGGCTTGATAAGTGCTACAGGTACAGTAACCGGTTCAAGTTTGTTGGGTTCAGTTGTATCTGTAACAGCCAACGTAACCGGTGGTAACGTACTAACGGGTGGCTTGATATCGGCAACTAGTAACATAACCGGTGGTAACGTCTTAACAGGTGGCTTAATTTCAGCAACATCAACTATCACAAGTGCTGCCAATATCACAGGTGGTAACTTGTTGACGGCAGGATTGATATCTGCAACTGCTACTATAACCGGTGGTAACTTGGCCACAGGTGGAACAGCAAGCGCCGCTGGTAATATCACAGGTGGCAATGTCCTAACAGGTGGATTAATAAGTGCCGCTGGCAACATAACTTCAGCAACCAATGTTAACACCCCAACAGTTTATGGTGCTACTAACTTAACAATCACTGCCGCAAGCGGAAATATCACGTTGAACCCAACTGGTAACGTGTTGATGAGCAGTAGATGGATCAACAACTTAGCAGATCCTGTACAAGATCAAGACGCCGCAACAAAAGTTTATGTTGATAATATAGCACAAGGTCTTGATCCCAAGGCTTCTGTTACAGCCGCCACTACAGGTACATTGGACGCAGCCTCAGGTGGTATAGTAACATACAACAATGGTACAGCCGGTGTTGGCGCCACATTGACCACAACTGGCACATACACCACAATTGACGGTGTAAGTATTGCCACAGTTGGTACTCGTGTTTTGGTTAAAAACGAGTCAACACAAGCCTGGAATGGTATCTATACCTACACCAGTGCCACAGTATTGACACGTGCTGTGGACATGAACATATGGGCTGAAGTTCCTGGCGCATTTACATTCGTTGAAACAGGTACAGCAAATGCTGATTCTGGATGGGTATGTACTGCTGATGTTACTGGAACAATGGGCACAACAGCAATTACTTGGACACAGTTCTCTAGTGCAGGTAGTTATACTGCCAACACATCAGCTGGTTTAAGTTTAATTGGATCACAATTTAACGCCAAAGTTGACGGTGTAACCACAGCATTTGATGGTTCAGGCAACATCAGTGTCAAAGCAAGTGCTAACCTTACTACACCAAACATTGGTGCGGCAACTGGTACAAGTTTAAGTGTAACCGGTGCGCTCAACGCTGGAACAACAGTAAGTGCTCCTGGTAATGTAACCGGTGGTAATGTATTAACAGGTGGCTTAATATCAGCAACATCAACTATCACCAGTGCCGCCAACATCACAGGTGGCAACGTTTTAACTGGTGGCTTAATATCAGCAACATCAACTATCACAAGTGCTGCCAACATTTCCGGTGGTAATTTGTTGACAGGGGGGGTAGTTAGTGCTACAAGCACAGTAACTGGGTCAAGTTTGTTGGGTTCAGTTGTTTCAGCAAGTGGCAACGTAACCGGTGGTAATGTATTAACAGGTGGATTGATAAGTGCCACTGCTAACGTAACCGGTGGCAACTTCTTAACAGGTGGCTTAATCTCTGCCACATCAACTATCACAAGTGCTGCCAACATTTCTGGTGGTAATTTGTTGACAGGTGGCTTGATAAGTGCTACAAGCACAGTAACTGGTTCAAGTTTGTTGGGTTCAGTTGTTTCAGCAAGTGGCAACGTAACTGGTGGCAATGTTTTAACAGGTGGATTGATTAGTGCAACTGGTAATGCTACATTTGGCAACATTAGTACTACAGGTTCCGGCGGTAATATTTCGGGTGCTAACGTAATTTCTAGCACTACATTAAGTGCAAGTGGCAACGTTATCGGTGGTAACATCACAACCGCTGGTCAAGTAAGTGCCACTGGTAATATTACTGCACAAACAGGTTCATTCTTTATTGGTAATGGCTCACAACTGACAGGTGTTGCAGCCACAACTGCAACAGCACTGACCAATGGTACTACCAATCTTACAACAGCACTAAACGGCAATGCTAATTTAACTATTGCTGGCACATCAAACGTTGTTGTTTGGGCCACAACTGGTCAATATGTGACTGGTGTAATTTCGGCCAATGGTAACGTAACCGGTGGCAATGTATTGACAGGTGGT